GTTTAACCAAATTGCTTCACCACCTTTTGCTTTAATCTTTGGTTGTCCAAAAGGATTATCGGGTAATTCTACCCAAGGTTGGTTAACAATGATTAATGTGTTCGTATAAGGTTTATCTGTTCTTCTTGAACCTGAAATACGTTGGTTGATACCCATACCAATTTTGTCCGCTAAAACCGACGCATTGTGTTGTTTACCACCTTTACCATCGTAAGTCATTTTACATGGAACAGAACCTACTGAATCCCATAAGATTAATAAATCGTGAGGTAAATCCCCTTTCTCTTGTGCATCTAATAATTCATTGATATAATCTGTGATTTGTTCAATGTACTCGAAATCACTGTTGAAAAGATAATCTCCGTCTTTATTAAAACCCATCAATTCTGCGTGTTCCCAACTCCATTTTTGTTCAGTAATAATAAACACAGGAATAACTCCTTTCTTTTGTGCATCTACCGCTGACTTTACAAGTGCGGTTGTTTTACCCGTATCACTATGTCCTAATAACATATTGATGTGACCCATTGCTGGACCCGGAATACCACATGCATCCAAGAAGGCATTACCCAAATCGAAGAAACGATCTGGTTTGTATTCGGCCTCTTTAGAGAATTTCTTCTTAATTGCCGAAAAGTCTGTTTTTTTAATACCTGCCATAATTTGTTTTTAAAAATGGGGTTTCTGACGTTATCTCCACCCCTCCGTTAATAATTAGAATGGTAAATCACCATCTACATCTGCATCGTCTTGTGGATCAACAACAGGAGTTGAAGACTTCGGTGCTCCGATAGTTTCTTCTGTTGTTAAATTAGAAACCCATTTGCTACTTGCGGTATCCCAACGTGGAACTTCACCTCTTGCAACCATTTCTAAATAATCTTCACCTTTTTTAGAGTAAACATCAGACCAAGTTAACTCATCATCTAACCACGTTTTTGCAACGTCAGCATCTGAATGTAATAGACTTGGGTCATCGTTTAATACTGAATTGATAACTGTGTATTCTTTACCTGTACCCGCCTTTGTTAAAGCTAAAGACAAGATTAAATCACGACCATTTTCAGGATTGGTAACATCTCCTTTATTACGGAAGATTGGGAAGATTTTATCAATAACACCATCACCTTTGTGATTATGTTTAAATCTCCAAAATTTAACTCCATCCGCTTCATGATCACGATCAATCACTTTAACGATATAAAACTTACGAGAACGATAGTTACGTGCTAATTCTTTGTCAGAATCTACACCACTCATCATCAATCCTTCGTAAACCTCATTTAATGGAGAACGTTTTCCTTCTTGTGCTGGGTCATATAATTTCACCCATTTTCCGTCCACTTGAACTTCGTGAAACTTTACCTCTACGAATGGTGAAGAACCATCTTTTGTAGGTAAAATACGGATACGTCTTTCTTCACCTTTAGAACCCTTAGGTAATACGGTTGTGAAATAACGTTTTAATCTATCCTCTGAGGATATCTTGTTGTTGTTGCCACTTGTGGCGTTTTTGTTTTTCTCGTACTGTGCAAGTACTGCATCAAATGTACTCATAGAATTAAAATTTAAATTATAAAATCATTTATACTAAAATATACATAAAAAAACCCGGACTAAAAAATCCGGGTTCAATTATTTTTAAACTATTTTTTACTATTAACAAGGAACTGATGGGTTCGCTGTTTGCGTTGAAATAAGTCCTGAGGTTACTAAAACGTTATCTTTATAATATCCTAACACAGGAATATTGGTTTTTAAAGAGAGTAACCATGATATGAACGAAGGTCCCGCGGAATCAAATGAATATGTGAAATTACGAACTGTAGTGTTTACACAATTATAACCATTTGTTACCACAACAACTACTTTATTGTTATAAGCCACATTACCACCTGTATTACCAGTAGCGGCAGCTAAGTCGGTTGCACTAATACTATAGTTGTAAGATTGATAAAGTGATGTAGGTGTAGGGGTCGGTCCCGCAGTTGCCGTTGGTGTTGGTCCCGCAGTTGCTGTTGGTGTTGGTGTAGGGGTTGATGTAGGTGTTGGTGTAGGGGTTGGGAAACAACTTACACTTACACTCTTAGCTTTAACTGTACCTGAGGAATCTTTAACAGATACCCAATATGTTCCATTTACCGCATTTGTTATTATATCACTATCAACTATATCTAACCAATCAGTATTTGCTTCCGCATCCACTTGAGAACTAAATGTTGTTTTTGATATTTGATATCCAATTGAACTTGTTCCTCCTATAATAGATCTAACTGTAATTGATAACATTTTAGGACTTTGTTCACAATGACTACCGATTGTGAAATCTAATGCTATTGGTGTTGGAGTTGGTGTTGCAGTCGGTACTGGTGTTGCAGTAGCTGTCGGTGTCGGGGTTGGAGTTGGTACGTTTATGGTACCCCAAGTAATTACATAATCATTATTGGTACCCATAAACTCATTCTTAGTGGTTACATTGTAACCATATGATCTTAATAGGATTGCCATCGTATCATTCATATATTGGTTGGATACCGTTATATGATACGATCCAGATGATGTTGCACCTGTCACTAAGTTATTTATATAAGATAACGAACCTGTGGTAGTATCCGAACTTGTTTTTGCTACTGAACCTGATATCATTTTATTCTAATTGTTTTACTCTAATGTTAATAGATATGTTATTTTATTTAATAATCCCAAAATCTCATCACGTATATTCATTATATCCGTATCTGTTGAATCGAACTCACTTGTCCATTGTATTAACGCCTCTTTAGATGTTTGTAACATCTCTTTTAGATCTAATTCAGTTAAATTCACAATGTTTAATGTTTTATCATCATTCTCCAATGTAAATCTACCGTACTTACCCATCGCGGCCTCTGCAAACGTATCAGTTAAGTCGACTAAACCACCGTAAAGTTCATCGAAAGCTTTATGTCTAGCATAACCCTTGGTTTGCCAATGGTTAATCTTAACTTGAGCTTGAAGTTCCATAAGGAACTTTATTTTAGAAGCTATATTCATCTTTTTGATCTTCTTGGTTAAATGACGATCTTATTTGGTCAACGGGATAATTTTCAACATCATCCTTAGTTAATACATATTCATTCTTACCACTTGCTCTCATTTCACCTTGTTTGTGTGCAAAGAACTCTTGTGGTTTTTCATTGAATGGGTAAGAATCTAAAGATCTCATCTCTAATTTTTCAACTTCCGTTTTTGGTTTATTAGCCTCAACTGTCGCACCCAATTGGTCGATTTTAGCCATAACTTGGTCCATTTGAGCCAACTTACTTTCTAAATCATTTAATTTAGTGAATACGTCATCCATTTTATTAATGACAGCAGAATTGTCTTGTTTATTATTTTCAAGATCATTTTTGATATTCTTAGTCATATTAACTAAATCTGTAATATCAATTTCTTCTGTGTCACCACCCATTGGGGTTGCACCCATTTCATCACCCGCCGGTGGAGGTGGAACATCACCCATATCACCAGCTGGTGGAGGTGGGGGAACATCTGTTGGTGCACCCATATCACCCGCCGGTGGAGGTGGAACATCACCCGCAGCATCATCTACTGGTGGAGGTGGGGGAGCGTCTTGCTCCATAATCATTTTTTTACTATACTTGTTGATAGCATTGAAACGTTTTACTTCTTCTAATAATTTTTTCTCTAACATGGCTTAATCTTGTAATAATTGTCTACCGTCGTTTGTAACGTATTTTTTATTTATTCTTTCAACGATTCCGTCTTTTTCTCTGATTGTATAACATTCACCTGTTACTAAATCACATTCTTCTCTTTCCATACCATCATTTGATACTCTTTTAGTCTGTTTAGGACTTAAAAAACGATCCATGGTATCATTTAATCTATTATTTTCCATAATATTTGTTTTATATGTATAAATATCCCAACTTTTATTAATATTCTTATTCTCCTACATTAAAGTAAACTATATCACCATCTTGTAAACCTAAATCTTTCATCAATTTAACAGATAACGCAATTCCGTATGGTTCGGCATCTCTAATTATATCTATTGGACCTGAGAATACGATTGATTTTGTTGGGTTTCCACCCACCGGTTCTGTATTTAATTCATATTTTGGTTTAACGGTAAATGATTTATTGTTTGCCGGATTTAAAAATGTTGTATTCATCGTAGTAACAGTCGTTGCTGGAACATTATCGAACAAGAATTTTGTTGCATAAAACTGATACTTATCTGTAAATTTAAATGCTTCACTCCATGTAAATGATGGATTTGTTACTATTTCTTTATTTTTTGATACTACTGACATAACAACACTATCGGTTACAGAATAATTCTTTTCTCCCATCATGACCGCTTGTGCTCTTAACCATTTTTCATTACTTTTACCATTTCCATTATAAGTAACTTGTGATATAAACCTACTACCTGAATATCCATTAAATGGTACTCCCGCAACAGTATAACCAGCGTCAGTAGTAAACTCCTCTCCTGTTACACTTTTCTTATTATCTCCCGGATCGAATGTATATGTTTCACCCGCAGCGGTTCTAACTGTTCTACTTGTTTCAGTAACCTTATGACTACCGTTAAGTCTATTAATTGCTTTCTTTTGTAATTTATCAAATAATGTTCTATAACTTGACATAAATGAATCTTTCAGATCTGGTAATGCCGTGTATGGTATTCTTGATCCTTTAAATGTTGTTGTTATATTTCCGTTTTTAATCATGTGTGAAACTTCGGTAATCCAATATGTCCCCTTAAACATTGGAACATTTTTAAGATAAAAATACATTGTTGGTTGAATCATTACGTTACCCATACATGTTACATCACACGTATATGATGCTTGTCTATAATAATCATATAAACCTATATCTACGTTATGTGATGCGGAACCAGATTCCGATCTTGCTAAGTTTTCCAACACATAAAAAGAATCACTTGTATTTTTAATTGATGCTTGATCTAATTGTATACCTTTGAAGATACTTTGGTTTTGATCTCCAAAACTAACTTCAAACGCAACTACTTTATTTGTTTTTGATAAATCACCTGTTTTAAAAACTTTTGGTAATGTGATCATAACTGGATTGTTATTAACATTACCAATATTGAAACTATCATCTGTGAATTTAAATTTATTATTATTTTCCATATCAGGGCGAGTTGAGTTTTTACCCACATATTGAATTACAATCTTTGGGGTTGCCTCCTGATAATCTACTTCTAAAAATGTACCGAATAAATTTTGAGCTATTTTTTTAGAAGGTATTAATTTTGGTGTATTTGAGAAATTAGTTCCATAGAAATTAATATATGCCGGTAACGCTCTCATATCAAAACCAGTTCCCTGTAATAAAACTGATATTGCTCCGTATAAACTTTGTTTGGAGTTATTAGGGTCTCCTAAATTTGTTAATCTTGTTAAGTCAAAATAGTAGTCATTACCAATATCTTTATTAGCTCTATCTAAAAATAAAAATTCCTCTAATAATGATCTTTGACCAATTGAATTACCCGCAATCCATTTATCGTTAAGTGACTTGAAGAAATTATAAAGTTCAACTTTGACCGGTTTGTTATTATAACCATCAAAAAATTCAATTTTTGACGCATCTTCTTCAATATAAAATTTTCTAAATTGGGATGTTAACTCACCTAAAAATCTATCTAATCTAGTATTTGCACCGACTGAACTTGATAATATAGATTGATCTAAATAATCCTTAAAATTGACGGTTAGATTTAATTTTTTATATCCAGCATATATGTAAATTAATGGTCTAAAAATTTGTACATTTTCGTCATTAAATTGAACATTATTATCTATAAAGAAATTTTTATAACAATC